ACGTGGCACGTCAAAAATAAAAGTTGATCTTTCGCCACAACAAAGAATCTGGTTACAAAGACAGTATGACTACAACATGCCTGTGTATTACATTTTAGGGGCCCCGGATCTTTGTATTGTAAGCCAGGACTTCCAAAAAGAATTTTTTACTTTAGACGAGTTTCTCAAGTGTGCCTTGCCAATTGAACAATTTATAGACAAAATAAGCAACATATGTTTACATAATAAGGAGGATTAAATGGAATTTGACCCAGTAAACAAACCTGCACACTATAACCAGGGTGGTATAGAGTGCATAAGTGCAATACAAGCAAGTATGACAGACGATCAATTTGCTGCGTACTGTAAAGGTAATGTAATGAAATATCTTTGGCGGTATGAACAAAAGAACCAAGAACAGGACTTGCGAAAAGCAGAGTGGTATCTACAGCGTCTAATAAAAGTTGTAGAAAAAAACAATGACTGAAGAAACAGGGTTTACTAGATTAACAAAAGCAATTGGTTGTTGTGCAAGTCTTGCAGATTGTCCTTGTGTTGGGGTTTGTTCTGTAACTCAATGGGGTGATGAACGTTGCAAAGGCTGTGGAAGAACCGCAACTGAGTTAAAAGAATGGGGGACTTACTCAAAACTTGAGAAAAAACTCATAAATTTACGAAATGCAGGTGAAAACTACAATATAAGACAACTAAAACAGCGAAACCGCGTTACACGCTCTGAGAAGCCCGCCACTGCATTTTAGCTCTTACGATACTTATTACATTAACTACTTTAAGATATGTTCACCACGGGCATCTGGTGAAGCCATTTTTTTAAAAAGTGCAAAAAATTAACACTTCCAACGTCTTCGTGCTTGTCTTAACCTTGAATTAGGATTTTTTGCTGCTTTTGGGAATTTTTTCATTTGACCAGCAGATCTCGCGCAAAAAGACTTTCTTCTTTTAGCAGCCTTACTGCCTTTTTTAACTTTACCAGTAACTGCAGTTTTAAGTTTTGAACCAGGATTTAATCTACGATAAGCTTTTACTCCCGCTTGTGTCATGCCAGCACCAGATTTCGTAGAACGAAAGTTCTTCTTATTTCTTGCAGGCATTTTACCTTTTCTTTTTGCGGGCATTTGTCTTCCTCTTTGCTATAGTTCTAACTCTAGTTGGCTTTCCACCCACGCCTTGGGCTTTGGCTCGTTTACGTTTTACAGCACTCCTTTTCTGCGATGCAGTCATACTTGCAGCTTTCGCTTTAGGTACACACTTTGGGTATCCTTTGCGTTTAGTAGAAGCTTTTTTTCTTCCACAAGGTGCATACCCACCACCTTTTTTCTTTCTGCCTATATCAACCCACTCTTCATTAAACCATTTAGTGAGTCCACCTGTAGGCTTAGCCACTATCTGTAGCCCCCGCCTCTTTGTTTGTAGGTCTTAGTCAACCAGCCTGAAGCGTATGCTGAAGGCCAAACTTTAAACTTACGTTTAGCTTCTGACTTTACTCTAGCATATAAGCTTGGATTAGTAGGAGTTGCCCCCTTTCTTTTACTCGTTTTCTTTTTTACTGGTTTTCTTGGCATTATTTTTTCTTCCTTGGGCGCCCTCTTTTCTTTGGCGCTTGTGGTTTATCGGGTGTTAATCCCCATTTAAAAAGTTTTGCATAACTTTTTTTCATTTTTTTAAAAAACTTTTCAATATATTCCATATAAAAAACTCCTGCCATAATTAATAAGGCTATTATTATAGTATACCAAATGATGTTCACTTTCTCTTCCTGCGGGATGTTTTTGTGCGTTTAAAAGATCTATTAGATTTTTTTGATTCCATTCTAATATTCTTTACTTTAGCATTTAAAGGATTGTTATCTTTATGTGCTACATCTTTACCATCGCCTTTTTTAGCTTTACCTAAGCGCACCATAATACGCCTAGACTTGTTGCGTCCAGCTCTGCGTTTTTTTTGTGTTTCTTTTGAATGGTAGTTATCGTACTCTTTACGATAGTTTCTTTTAGCAGCCACTATTTACCAGTTTTATTCATGGCCTTTTTGTGTGCTTGGCGCATGGTGTCTCCCATGAGCATACGTCTTTTCATAAAAGCCATATGTTTTGCACTGTGGTGTTTGCTGTGTCTTTTTAAAGCAGCTTCTTGTCGTTTAGTAATATTTTTCTTTACAACTTTTTGAGAAGGTTTTTTTCTAGTTCTTGCCATTTTTCTTTTTATCCATGGGTATATTGTCAAAATACTCTGAAACTTCTTCTGGACTCATAAGAGTATATTCATCAGTTGAAGATGCATATTGGGGTGGTTTATGCTCAATCTTAATATTTTTTATTTTACCTAAACTTTCGTTAGACTCTACTTTACCTTCTTTTGGCTGTCTCATTTTTTATTTTGTATGGCTGCAGTAATAATATCACCGCGAGTTACTTTATTTGGGTCTCCATATAAAGAAGCAAGCGTACCTTTTTTTCTTTTCTTTTTGCGAGCTTTTGCTGCTTGCATATATTTTTCATTAGCCATTTGATTTCTCCGATGTTGATATTAAAAAATCAATAATCTTTATCTTATCATTAACCTCTGCTAGTTGTCCTATGAGCTTATCTAGTTCAATACTAAAAGCTGTATGCTCAGGAATACTAGTTGGGTTATTTAATAAAACCTCTAAATCTAAAGTTATTTGTGCACGTTGACCGTGCAGCACTTCCTTTTGTGTGCAAAGCACTCCTAGCTTATCCATACTTACCTACTTCTTTTTCTTTTTGCCGTAAGACATTTTCATTGACTTAGGTTTTTTAGTCATAGATTTCTTTTTACTAGGTTTCTTTTTGCCATAGTTATACATAATTACTCCTTATCTTTTCTCCAAAGATCAAAAAATGGTTTTTCAGATTCTTTTACCCCAGGAATAGTCCCATCATGATCCTTTACTGTTGAATAAGAACAACTGCAAAGATCTTTATATGTATGAGGCTCTTGGTGGTCAAGAGGTTTGTTTATGCCTGTATTCTTCATGGTTTTATCTTACCTTATTGTGGTTTAGTTGGCCATACTACACTATCAATATCTGTTACTGATGAGTTAGTAGCCGGCACGTCTCGTAAAGCTTGTCTGTATGTAGTCCACTCTGCTTTCTTTTCTGTTGTCAAAGGGCTATCAGGGCTTTGTGTCCAATCACATTCTGCTAATAAAAAGTCTCTAGTCCTTCTAACTTTAGGCCAAAAGTCTGGCGTATAACTTACTGCAACCCCAGCAACAATCTTCTGTGTTGCCCTGTCAAAGTCTCCCTCAATAATACTGTCGCCTTCGTTTAATAATATATCATCTACACTATTAACAGAAGTTTGTCCTTGTGTATGAATAATCCCTGTAGCGGTATTATAGATTGAATAGTTTTTCATAATTAAGTTGTATTATCTATGTATACATACATACTTTGATATGTACTGTTATGTACGGACCCCGATACATTAAAATTCATTCGCCAATAAACTGTTTCTTGTGAGCTAGACATACCTGTAAGTGTGCCTTGCCACATAAATGCGTATGTTCTAAATACTCCCGCATCTGCCGCTACTACTGGTGATAAAGACACCCAAGTAGACCCATTAAAACTATATTGAAGGGTGCCATTTCTTACGTCTCCTAAAACAGCACTATATAAAACCTGATACGTTGCACCATTTCTTACATTGTTTACTGTAATAGGTAGGTAAACGGCTTCAACACTATTTATTACATCGCCTGGATAGCTTCCATTATACTGACTAGCACTATTATAAACGGCTAAAGGTACTGTGCCTCCTGTTTGATTAAAAATGTCAGCACTTACATCGGCAAAGTGTTTTACATTTAATGTATCAACATTAATTCTTGCAGAATCTATTTGACCTGCAGTAATTTTTGTAGCGTTTAAACTTAATATCTTTGCATTAGTTACGGCTAAATCTTGAATTTTTCCCTCTGTGACAGCTAAATTACCAATCTTTCCGTTTGTTACAGCAAGGTTTGCTATTTTACCTTCTTCTACAGCTAGGTTAGCAATTCTTGCATTTGTTATAGCACCATCTTGA